GAGCTTCTCCAGCGTGAGGCGCCTGCTGGAGGCGTAGATCGCATGCTGGACGGCCTCAGGGCTGGCGATATAGCAGGCCTTCAGGACCTCGGGGAACATGTCTTCTGTGAGGGTGTCGGCGGAGGGGCGCAGGGCTTCGAGGGCTTCTGTGATGGCGGCGGTACGGGTTTCGATAGCGTTGGTGGTCATAGCTTTTTTCTCCTTTCTGAGAGATTTTTCTTTTTTTCTCTCTCTGTTGAAAAACACTTTACACTTTTTTTTAGCATTGTAAAGTTTTTTTTCAAACTTTTTGTTTTTTTTCTTTTGGGGTGGAGTCTTTTCTTCTCACCTCTTGAAAAATAACTTTACGCTTTTTTGAATTTTTGTAAAGTGTTTTTTTTTGAAAAAAATTCCCTTGCGTAAGTGTCAATTTTTTGACATGTTTCCTATAAAAAGTTACAAAAATGTAGAAAATCGCTTGCAGGAAGTTACAAAAATGTCGATTCAGTACGATAAGGTGTTCAAGTGGCTCGAGACTGTAGAGGGGGCCCTGACATGCAGGGGCTACATCCCGTGCCGGCGCCTGTCCGGCGGGACGGCGAACTACACGGGCCGCGAGCCCGTGACGGACTATGAGGCTATGGGCGCTTCCGGCGTCACTGTGGGCGTGGGTGTAGACCTCGGGCAGCAGACTGTCAGCCAGCTGAGACGCTGGGGCGTGTCCGATGGCACGCTAGATGCTATCCTTATATATATAGGCCTCCAGCGTGGGGCGGCTCTCCGCGCCCTGCGTAATCACCCGCTCACCTTGACGGTGGAGCAGGCGCGTGAGCTCACGGATGCCGAGCACCGCGGCTACATGGATGACGTGGTAGTGCCGTGGTGGACGCGCGGCCGGCACACGCTGCCCTACGCCTCCCTGCCGTGGCAGGCGCAGGCGGTGGTCTTTTCCCTCGTCTATCAGTGCGGGGTGCGTGGTGCTGAGCGCCGTGCGCCCGTCACTCTGGCGGCTCTGCGGCGCGGTGACTGGCGGAAAGCCTCTGCCGCGCTCCTCGACCGTGACGGCTGGGGTGGAGAGTACCTGGGACGCCGTGCCGCGGAAGGGCGGCTCCTGCAGGAGCTCCTCTGATGGAGTGGGCAGACGTCGGCCGTGCCGTAGCCAAGGCGGCCCCCGTGCTGGGAAGTGTCCTCGGCGGTCCCGTGGGCGCTATCGCCGGGGCGGCCGGCTCGCTGATAGCCTCCGCGCTAGGGTGTGAGCCTGACCCGGCGGCCGTGCAGCGTACGCTCACCCAGAGCCCGGATCTTCTTCTCAAGCTGAAGGATCTGGAGATCCAGCAGCAGGCGCAGCTCCTCCAGTGGCAGAGAGACCAGGTACAGGCAGAGCTCACCGACCGGATGAGCGCACGCGACAGAGAGGTAGAGCTGGCCAAAGCCGGGCATGGTGCCACGTGGGCTACGTCCATAGTGGCGTGCATTGTGACCGTGGGCTTTTTTGTCATGCTGTGGGTGGTGCTCCACGGCGGGAAGGCCGAGCTCGGGGATGCCGGGCTGATGCTCCTTGGTACGCTGTCGTCGGCCTTCGGCGCTGTTGTGCAGTACTACCTCGGCTCCAGTCTCGGATCGGCGTCCAAGGACGCTTACCTGAAAAAGATACGGGGAGGCGGCCGTGATGCATGACCTCGGCGGATGGTGGGAGCTGATGAAGCTCTGTGCGCTGGGTGCCGCTTTCGGCCTCGTGGGCGGCATAGTCCGTGTCATGAGGAAAGGCGTGCGCGGCTGGCTCGACCTGCTGACACAGATAGTCGTGTCAGCCTTCTGCGGCGTGCTGGCCTTCTCGCTGCTCGCCGATAAGGTGCCCGACATAGCCCTGGTGGGGCTGTGCGGTATCGCGGGGAACTCCGGCGGCATGCTGCTGGATGCCCTGCGATTTAGGATTATTCGGAGAATGTACGATGAGAGATGAGCATGTACCTACAGACGAAAAGCGGGCGATAGTCCGCGCCCTCGCGAAGTATGGCGTGAGGCAGCACGACATCGCCGTGCAGATTGGCGTCACGACGGGAACGCTGGTCAAGTACTACAGGGAAGACCTTGACGCCGGCATGGCCGAGGCCGCGGAAGGCCTCGCGAAAACGGCCTACCAAATGGCCATGGACGGCGACGTACGCATGATGATCTTTCTCCTCAAAACCCGTCTCGGCTACCGTGAGACGACACGCATAGAGTGCTCCGGCCCAGACGGGGAGCCGATAAAGACCGAGCAGGCGATCCGTGTCACTTTCGTACGGCCTCACAAGCGGGCCGGGAGGCCCAAGAAATGCGCAGCGACAGAGTAGTGCACCGCGTGGACGCCTTCTTCCCTGAGGCGTTCGAGGAGCTCTTTCGGCCTCACCGGTACAAGGTCTTCTACGGCGGCCGCGGTGGTGGTAAAAGCCGCGCCTTTGCGTCGGCTCTGCTGATAGAGGGGCGCCGCCGTCCTATCCGGTGCCTCTGCGCCCGTGAGGTGCAGAACTCGATTCGCGATTCCGTCAAGCGCCTGCTTGATGATGAGATCCAGCGCCTCGGCATGGACGACTTCTACACGTCTACCGACGCCGAGATACGCGGCCGTAATGGGAGCCTCTTCATCTTCTCCGGCCTCCGGACTTCCCCTGAAAAGATAAAGTCGTATGAAGGCCTCACGCACTGCTGGATAGAAGAGGCCGAGACGGTATCGGAGAAGTCGCTTGACCTCCTCATCCCTACCATGCGCACGGCTGGATCAGAGATTTGGATCTCGTTTAACCCTAATCGGGTGCACGCGCCGGTCTGGCAGCGCTTTATCGTCCACACCCCGCCGCCCGGCTCCTACGTGCGCAAGGTGACATATAGGGACAACCCCTGGTTCCCGGACGTGCTCCGCGCCGAGATGGAGCACTGCAAGAAGACGGACCCCGACAAGTACGACTGCGTGTGGGAGGGCAACCCCCTGTTGGTTGCTCAGGGCTCCTACTACGGCAGGATTCTTCAGGAAGCGGAGAGCGCCGGCCGTATTGGCCCGGTGCCGGTAGACCCGACTTTGCTTGTGCACACGGCGTGGGACCTCGGCATGGCTGACAGTACCGCGATCTGGTTCTTCCAATGGGTTTCGGATGGGACTACCCGCGGACAGTACCGGTTCGTCGACTACTACGAGGCCGCCGGCGAAGGGCTGGCGCACTACGCGGAGGTTCTGGCCAAGAAGGGCTACCGCTACGGACAGCACATAGCGCCCCATGACATAGCCGTGCGGGAGCTGGGTACGGGCGTGACCCGCCTTGAGACGGCCCGCCGGCTGGGCATAGGCTTCACCGCTGCGCCGCAGCTGCCCGTCATGGACGGGATAGAGAGCGTCAGGCAGGTACTCTCCTGCTCATACATAGATAAGGATAAGTGCGCGCAGGGGCTTTCCGCCCTGTGGGGCTATCAGAGAGAGTATGACGAGGAGCATCAGTGCTTCCGCACGCAGCCTCTCCACGACTGGACCTCACACGGGGCGGACGCCATGAGGTACGCCGCTGTAGGGTTCATCCGTACAGATACGGGGGCGATGGAGCCCCTGAGGCAGGGAGCAAGGCTATCCATATGCTGAACAGAGACACGGAAGAAAAAGTCCGCAAAATTATCATCAGGGAGAGCACTTCTGCGCTCGGTACGCCGGGCGGGCAGCTCTCCAGTGAGCGCGCGAAGCTCAAAAAGCGCTACCTCGGATACGGCTACAGCGTAGATGAAGACCGTGAGAAGCACTGCCTCTCTACATACGTAGACCGTACCGTGATGGAAACGGTAGAGTGGGCGATGCCCGGGCTTATGCGCGTCTTCGCCGGTGGGGATGAGATTATCCGCTTCGAACCGCGTACTCCCGCACAGGAACAGGCCGCCGCTGACGCCACACTCTATGTTAATCAGGTGGTTTTCGGCCGTAGCATGTTTCGGCTTATCCATGACACACTGAAGGACGGCCTGTATCAGCGTGTAGGGTGGTGCCTCGCGCACGCGCCGCGGGAAGAGCATCAGACTATGGAGCGCTTCACCGGCCTTACAGTGCAGGAAGCGCAGGCCATGATAGCCGACACGGAAGCCCGTGGCGGCATGGCAGAAGTGGAGCAGTACCCCGATCCGTCCGTCCCCGGCGGTATGGCCTGCACCGTGACTGTCCGGACAAAGACCGTCACGCATGACGTGCGCCTTGACCCCGTGCCCTCGGAGAATGTCATCGTATCCTCGGACGCGGAAGACGTGGAGCATGCGCACTTCATAGCCCACTGGGAAGTCAGGACGGCCACGCAGCTCATGCAGGAAGGGTACAGCCGTGAGACGCTGGAAGATCTTCCCGTTTACGGAGCAGATGATGACCCCGAAGAGAAGAGCATCGGGGAAAGCGTCAACTCCGCCACGGACGGAACGGATGAGGCAGAAAGTTTCGAGAACCGGCGCTTCAAGGTCTACGAGGCGTGGCTGGACGTCGACCTGAACGGCGACGGGATGGCTGAGAAGGTAAAGGCCGTATATGTCGGAGATGGCTCCGACACTAAAATCCTTTCCGTGGAAGAGTGGCCGTTATACCGTGCCCCGCTTTTCGCTGCGTGTTCCGTCCCAATGCCGCATCAGGTGGTGGGGCTCTGCCTGGCTGACCTCGTGGCCGACGTGCAGGACCTACGTACAGACCTGACACGCTCGTATCTGGACGCCCTGAGCTTTGCCAACTCCGGTGAACTCGTGGTGGACTACGGCCCCAATCAAACGGGGTGGGTGGACATTGATTCGCTTCTGGCGCGCAAGCCCGGCGCCCTGCACCGTGTGCGTGGAGGCGCCTCTATCACCCCGCTTCCCGTGAACAGTTCTGCAAATGAGGCCGTGCAGGGCCTCCAGCTCACGGATCAGCTTGTAGAGCGCCGTTCAGGCGTCACGTCCCGCACACAAAGCCTTGACGCGGATACCCTCCAGCAGACCGCTACGGGGGCCTCTATCATGGAAGAGGCGATTAATCAGCGCCTCGAGATGATAGCCCGCGTCTATGCGGAGATGTTCTTTAAGCCTCTTGGCCGCTACGTACTGAACCTCCTGCACCGCTATCACAACAAGACGGTGCAGGTGCGCCTTAAGGGCCGTTTTATGGACTTTGACCCCAGAAAATGGGATCCGGACATGGATATATCCGTAGCCGTGGGGCTGGGTACAGGAAGCCGTCAGAAAATGCTTGCCGCCTATCAGCAGATTTTGCAGGTGCAGCAGTCCTTCATTGCGCAGCTGAGTACGGCGTCGCCCGTGCGTCTGAGCAACGTTATCTACACCTGCCATAAAATGGTGGAAGCGGCCGGGCTGGAGGCGCCGGAACGCTTCTTCGGGACGGAAGAGGACGCCAAACGGGCTGAACAGCAACTTCTTCTCCAGAAGCAGGCCGGGCAAAACATGGATCCGCTCACCGCTGCGAAAGTCCAGGTTGAAAAGGTCAAAGCGCAAACCGCGCTCCAGAAAGCCCAGCTCGATATGCAGATTAAGCAGGCACAGGCACAGAATGACGCCTCCGGCAAAGCCGCCAAGGTACAGTCTGACACGTCTGTGCAGGCCGCTAAGGTACAGGCCAACGCCGCTCTTAAAGCTCAGGAAATGCAGCTGGAAAAACAGCTGGATTATGCACGCATTTTACAGGGCCAAAGAGGCTCGGGCCTCACTGACATCAAGGAACAATCCCTATGACCATTACGCAGAAAGACAGAGAAGACGCCGAAATGGCATACCGCATCCTTTCCAGCCCCGTTTTCATCGGTGCCGTTAAAAAAGTGGAGTACGGCATATGTTCCCGCTGGAAGGGTGAGCTTTCCCTCCAGGAGCGTGAAGCCCTGTGGCGTGACTTACAGGCGCTCCGCAGGGTGCAGGCCTGCCTTCTTCAAACGCTTGAGGACGTAGCTTTTTCCACAAAAGACAACGTGTTCCTGCAAATGTTGAATAAAATCAAAAAATTATGTAGAGGTTAGTTATGGCGAATGACGATCAGACCGCGAATACGGCCATCGATAGCACCACTTCCCCAGCTCCCGCTGAACCGTCCACACTGGATAGCGTGGAAGACATTGTTTCCGCGCTGGACGGGGACGATACTGCCGCCGGCGATAATGCCGGCGAAGATAACGAACCCAAGCCGGGCGAACAGCCCGATGACGCCGGACAGAACGGGGAAGGAGAAGGGCAGGGGCAGCCGGCCGCCCCGACGGAGCCGGCCGAAGTCCCCATGCCGGAAGGGTTCAACGCTGACACCTGGGGAAAACTTGCACCCGAAGCCCGTTCGGCCGTGCATGCCATGGCGGAAGCCCATGCACAGGCCTTGGCACAGGAGAGGCAGACCGTACTTAATGAGCGCGCGGACCGCGACAACCAGATCAACGCCGCGGCTGCCCTGCTCGGACAGGCAAATCAGCTCATAGAGGCAATCGTCAATGCTGAGTACTCCGGTATCGACTGGCAGGCCCTGAGCGAACAGAACCCGTCTGAGTATATCCGCATGGCGCGGGAAGTTCAGAAGCGCACGGATGCCGTTCAGGCGCTCGGCGCCCGTATCCGGCAGACGGCGCAGGCAGTAGCCGCCAAACGTGCGCAGGAGTACCAGCAGAACCTCTCCGCTGAGTACCAGACCGTGGAGCCCAAAATCCGCGCTCTCATCGGGGACGGCTACGACGGCAAGAAGTATACGGCTGAAGTATACCAGTATATGAAGGAAGCGGGCATTCCGGACAAGGCGATAAACAACCTGTCCAAGGGGTACGAACTGGAACTTGTCACGAAGGCTATGCTTTATGACAAGATGGGGAAAGCCCGCGCCGCCGCCGCGCAGAAAGTCGCGGAGGCGCCCAAGGTACAGGCCCCTTCCGGCGTAAAGGATGATACCGCTTCCGTCCAGAAACAGGCATTCGCCAGATTTTACAAGAACCCGAACAGTACAGATGCACTTGCGGCCGCCCTCGCGGCCATGGACTAGAGGAGGATAAAACATATGGCTGTAGTTAGCGGACAGATTAAGGATGCCAACGTCAACGGCAAGCCCCGCGATCTTTCCAAACTCATTTTTGACGTGTCCCCTACGGACACGCCCTTCCTGACTATGTGCGGGCGTACTACCGCGTCCCAGACCCTGCATGAGTGGCAGACGGACGCCCTGACGGCTCCCGGATCTAATGCCCAGAAAGAAGGCATTGATGTTACCACTTTCGCCGGCTCCAACACGACGGAGCTGAGCAACAAAACCCAGATTCTGATGAAAGCCGTGAACGTTTCCGGTACTGCGCAGGCCGTTGTTCAGAACGGCGTGACCAAGCAGTACAACCACCAGATGGCCCTTCGCATGAAAGAGATTAAAAAGGACCTCGAGTTTGCCCTTCTGAGCAATCAGCTCGCCGCCGGCGAAAGCACAAGCGGCAGGCTGATGACGGGCCTTCCGTGCTGGCTTACCACAAACTTTGCCGGCGGTGCTTCCGGCACGGCCGCTACTTCTTCAACCGCCTGCACGGCCGGAACGGCCCGCGTTCCTACTGAAGCTATGCTGAAGGCCCTGCTTACCAGCATTTACAATGCCGGCGGCAATCCGAATACAATTATGATGGCTCCGGACATTCGCGTGAAAATGTCTGAGGTTCTGACCGGCGGCAGCACCAAGATGGAAAAAGCTGAAATGAAGAAGGCTACGGCCGTCATCGACGTCTACGTTTCCGATTTTGGCTCTCTGAAGCTCGTGCCGAACAGAGTACAGGCTTATGTTACTTACTCCAAGGCCTGCGCTTTCGTTTTGGATCCGGAGTACTGGAAGGTGGCATATCTGCGCCCGTTCCAGGAACAGCGCCTCGCCGTGACCGGCGATTCCGAGAAGGGCTTTATCGTGGCCGAAGCTACGCTTGAGGCCCGCAACGAGGCCTCTTCCGGCGTACTGGCCGACCTTAAGGCCGCCTAGCTTTTCCGGGGCCTGCCTTCGGGCGGGCCCCTTTTGGAGGATACATGAGCGTCAATCTTCAGCAGGGGAAAGCCGGACAGATCCTTGAGCGCCGCAATGACGGCGTGACGGACTACGTGACGGACGACTTCCGCCTCTTCCGTGAACAGGACGTTACGGAAATTCTGAAACTCAACAAGGCCGCACGTGACCGTGACCGCTTTCAGGGCTTCCGCCTTGCGCCCACATTCCGCAAGGTGGCAAGCATCCCTGTAGCCGCTGTGGACATAGCCAAGGCGCAGGGGCTCGATATCCTCAATGACCCCGACGATATGCGGAAATTTCTCAATGACACGGCGAACGCAGCGTTTCGGACAACTCATGAAGTTGTCTAGTTGTGAAATGGGAGTTGTTCAATGGCCGATTTGACAACTTATGACGGGCTGAAAGCCGCGATAGCTGACTACCTGGGGCGCGAAGACCTGACGGAACGCATCCCGACTTTTATCCGCATGTGGGAACAGCGCGGGAACCGGACGCTGCGCCTCCGTGCCATGGAGCATAGGGCGCACGCCTCTCTGCCTAAGGGGCAGGGGCAGATGCCTCTGCCTATGAAGCGTGTTGCGGGGCAGTGGGATGTCTTCCTTGAAATGCGGGATATTGTCTGGACGCCCCCCGACGGAAACGGAAGCGTCAATCTGTGGTACGCCTCCCCCGATGAATACGCGCTTTTACTGGAGAAGACGGGCCGGCCGTACTGTTTCACCATTGAAGCCAATGACCTGTTCGTTTTGCCAACGCCTGATAAGGCGGGAAAACTCCAGATGACCTACACACCGGAACACCACACACTCGGAGGCA